ACCTCAACCTGATTCAGGAGGGTGAACCAATGGCAGACGCCGTTGAACAGCCGGAAGTTCCGGCAACTCCGCAGGTCACTCGCGAGGACTTCGCGGCCGAATTGCAGCGGTACCTTACCGCATTCGGCCAGCAGGGTGGCGAGTGGTTTGCGGCTGGAAAGAGTTTTGAAGATTGCCAAGCCCTGCAGTTGGCCGCGTTGCGTGGGCAGGTGGAAAGCCTGACCGCAGAGCGTGACGAGCTTGCAGCGCGAATCGCAGCCGTCGACCTGGGGGAGGATGAGCCCGAACAGTTTGGCGACGACACAGGCGAGCAAAAGCGGCAGGCGCGTAACCTGTCGGAGGGATTCCAGGGCCGCATCCGTATCAATGGCGCGAGCCGCAACTGAGGAGTGTTGACCGATGGCTAACGATTTTTTGACCGTTGCGGATCTGGTTGCAGGCGCGTTTGATGTCGCGCAGACCAGCACGAGCGACCTGCTGCAGGATTCGCCCGTGGTGGCGAGAATGCCGCGAATCAGCCCCAGTGGCAGCAACACGGTCCACAAGTACCGCAAGATTACCGGCGCTCCCAGCGTTGGTTTCCGCAGCGAGAACGACGGACGCGAAAACGACCACAGTGAAGACACCGTGGTGACCGTCAATCTGAAGATTGCCGATTTCGGCTTTTCGGTTGACATCGCATCTGCTGAGGGCGACAGCCAGAGCACGCCAGAGCAGGTGATTGCCCGCGAGGGTGCACGGCATCTGGCCGCAATCCTGTTCAAGGCTGAGCAGCAAGTGTTCTATGGCACCGGCACTGGCGGCGACGCTGCCGGGTTCAGCGGCTTCCTCAACAGCGCCTACCTCGACGCGCTGGCTGACACGATGGTGATTGACGCAGGCGGCACAACCGCTGCCACGGCATCCAGCGTGTACGCCGTGAGGCTCGGCGTTGACGATGTGGCAATGATTACGCAGCCAGAAATCCAGATTGGCGAGACCACGATTCAGCGCGTTGCAGGCACAACGGGTTATTACCCGGCGTACTGGACGCCTGCCTCTGTTTGGCTCGGGCTGCAGATGGGCGGAGCTTACAGCATCGGCCGCATTGCAAACCTGACCGCAGACAGCGGTAAGGGCTTGACTGACGATCTGATTGCGGACCTGCTCAGCCAGTTCCCAGCAGGACGACAACCGACCGTGCTGTGCATGAATCGCCGCAGCCTGAAGCAGTTGCAGGTCTCCCGAACTGCAACCAATGCCACCGGCGCACCGGCACCATTCCCGCAGGAGTCGTTTGGCGTGCCGATCATCGTCACCGATGCGATTCTAAGCACTGAAGCACTCGAAACCTGATGAGGCCGGATTGTGTCACTCCTTGAGTCAGCAATCACTGCAGGATTAGCACTGACGCGGACGGCGGCGGGTGTACCCGTCACCGTTTCGCGCGGCGCAACCACGATCACAGTGAGCAACGCAATTCAGGGAACGACGCAGAAAGGCACGCTGGGTGAGAATACGGAGGCAACCGTGGATTTTGCTGATTGGCTGATCCCGGTTGCATCCTACACGTTGGGCACGCCTGCAGTTGGCGACATCATCGCGCGGACTGTCAATGGCGTGACCTACACCTACACCGTCGAGTCAATGGACTACGGCCAATCGCCGTGGGACTGGAGCGACACCGCGAAAACTCAATACCGCATCAAAACCCGCAAGGACGGCAGCAGCGCGTTTGACGTGACCACGCCGAACGGGTTTGACGTGAGCGGGGGAGAGATGCGGTATGGCTGATGATGATATGGCAAAAGCACTGCTGGAGTTGTCGGCACAGTTTGAGTTGATGGCAAAAGATGGGCAGCGCAGAGTTGCAAAAGCGGCATTGCGTGCAGCCTGCAGAGAGATTGCCAAACAGATGCAAAACGAGCTGGCCGAGGTCAAAGAAGCAAGGGTAGCCATTGGGCATGTAGTTCGGGGCGTAAAGCACGTAACGGCAAAGGTCGGTGTAAATGTTGGAATTGGCCGCGATAGCCAGCCAAAGCAGCCGCGCAGGCGGTCAGGGCGTTCTGGCGTTGGTATCGGGCCGTCAAATGTGCATTGGTGGATACGTGGCACAGACCAGCGATTCCGGGGGCAGAAGCGACGGGCGAGCGTGGGCGTTGCCCGAAAGGGTGCAGTTTTAAGGCCAACTGGGCAAATGCCAGCAAAGAAACCAGCGTTTGCGTTTTTGGCCCTAACACGAGCACGCGCGAACATGGAGGCAGCCATGCAAGAGCGGGCTGCCGCACAAGTACAAAAAGAATTCAAGCCAAACAGAAAGGGCTGAGCAATGGCAAAAGTCAAAGTCAAGGGCACGGTAATCAAGCAGGAAATCTCATCCGTGCTGACTGCCGTTGCGCAGATCACAGAATTCAGCAGCAGCGGTGCGGAGTCGGAAACATTCGACGCCACGACCATCGACACTACCGGTGCTGGCAAGGAATACGAGGCCACCGGCTACAGTGAGGGCGGGAGCTTTGATTTCTCGATGTTCTACGACCCGGCACTGGCTGGACATCAAGCAATCACAGATCTTGTCACAACCCCGGCTGCCTGCAACTGGGACTGCACATTTGCAGACACCACGAACTGCACATTCACATCTGCTGGTGTTAGTTTTGGCTTTACCGGTGCCATGGGCGACGGCCTTAAAGCGGATGTCAGCCTGAAACTTGATCAGTTGTTTTCCTACTCAACATGATTGGCTGACCAATGCAGATTCGGTTGATACGTGATGATCTCGGCGTTGCCGCCAGTGCTCCTGATTCTGACCAGATGACGGAGCAGGGCGGGCGGCGATTCTGGCTGCGTGGCGCTGTTATCGAGGTGCCAGAACGGGCAGCCGTGCTGCTTGTCGGCAATGGCGACGCAGAGCCAGCAGACGACGAGGCAGAGCGAGCCTGCGCGGGATGGAAAAATAACCGGCAGCAGGTGCTGCTAAGCCGGGAAATGCTGGCACGTGGAATTGAGCCTGAAGACCGCGAGGCATTCAGAGCTGGTGAGTTTACGGGGTACGACCAGAACGGCAATAAGATCGGGGGATCTGATGACGAGGACAGTGATTGACCGTGCGGCGTTTTTGAATGGACTGCAGGACCGGCCGCGCGAGGACGTGCCCTTGCCCGAATTTGGTGAGGGCGCATGTGTTACCGTGTGGGGCATGACCGCAGGCGAGCGCACGCGATTTGAACGACAGTTTACCAACAAGTCCGGCGCAACGATTGACGGCCGCCTGCAGGAATTCCGCGAGCGGTTGGTGGTGGCGTGCTGCAGGGATGACGACGGCCAGCCAGTCTTCACTGCTGATGATATTCCGCAGTTGTCCGGGAAACGTGCCGATGTGCTGGAGCGCATTGTTAACGTGGCTCAGCGGCTGTCAGGCATGAGCAAAGCCGATATTGAAGAGACGGTGGGAAACTAAAGCGCGACCCCGCACGGCTGCTGGCTGCAAGGCTGGCGGGTGTGCTGGGGTTTACTGACCCGGAAGCGATGCTAGACACAATGACGCCGGAACAGTGGCAGCACTGGCAGGCAGTTGATTGTGTTGAGCCAATCGGCAACCGGGGGTGTGAGATTATTCTCGCACGCATCGGAGAATTGCTTGCTGGGTTTATGGGGGCCGAAATGCGTGCTGCAGATTTTGCACCGTGGCTGGCGCTGAGTAACGGCGGCAAGTTAACGCCGAAACAATCAGCAGCGGCAATCGGGCAACACTTACAGGCGATGGCGAGGCGATAACATGGCGAGCATCGGAACGCTATCTCTGAGCCTTGCCGCCAACACGGGCCAGTTTCAGCAGAAACTGCAACAGGCCAGCAAGGCGGCCCGCGATCTTGGCGCGGTTGTTTCGTCAACGGTTTACACCGCTGGCAAACTGAACAGCCTGCAACTTAACAGAGACTTGCCGCAGCAGTTGCGCAACGCAACGCAAGAGCTAGACGCACTGCAGGCGACAACCACGGCGGCGACAGCCAGCATCCTGACAGTGGAATCTGCGCTGTCTGTTGCGTCAAGCGCGGCCACTGTTGCTGCGTCTGGGCTGGCCGTGGCTGGAAACTCTGTCACGCTACTCGGAACTGCCGCTGCTGGGGCTGCGTCCGGGTTGAGCACAGCGCTAGTCAATGTCATAGGGCTGCGGCGTGCAGTGCAGACACTTGGGACATTTGCAGGGCTAGCAGCGGAAGGCGTTGCAGCGCTGCTGATGCCATTGAGGCTGGTTGGTAGCGCGGCCGCATACGCTGCAAAATCAATGGCAGTCTTGCTGTTGCCGTTTCGGTTGATGGCGGCAGCGGTCGGCACCGTTGGCAGGGTGTTTCTCGCCGTTATTTCGCCAATGCTGGGCATGGCGGGCGCTGCTGTCAAACTATTTATAGCGTTCAAGGCATTCCAGGTGCAGGCAAAAATCCTGCGAGCCATAATGGATATGCTGCCACCGAAACTAAAGCTAGTTGCCGGGGCGCTGATTGGCGTTGGCGCAGCGTCACGCACGGCATCGGCTGCGCTTTCATCACTCGGTGCGGTAGGTAAAGCCGCGAGCGTGGCGCTATCTACGTTGGTATTTCCTATCCGGGCACTGCTGAGGCCAATTTCGACGCTCACAGCCGCTGTGGGGCTGCTGCAGCGAACAGTTGTAGGGCTGGTTAAGTCTGCGCTGAACCCGGCGCGGCTGGCGTTCAACGCACTGTTTGCGGGGGCGGCAATTGGCGGAATGCTGAAGTTGGCAGCAGACGCAGAAACACTGCAACTGCAGATGGAGGTACTGACAAAGGATGCAGGCAAGGCGAGAGAGGTGATTCAGCAGCTTAACCAGTTTGCGAATGAAACACCATTTAGCAAAATGGACATCAAGGAGGCCGCCCGGCAGTTGCTCGCAGCGCAGACGCCAACAGCAGAGCTAATCGGCGACCTGCGAATGTTGGGCAACATTGCAGCGGGCACTGAGGTCCCATTGACAGAGCTTTCCGACATTTTCGCGCGTATGCGAGTGACAGGTCGCGTGACAATGCAGGAAATAAATATGCTGCAGGGTCGCGGAATTGACATCACTGGAGCGCTACGGCAGCAGTTTAAGAACCTTAAAGCGGCAATGGATGACGGGCAGGTGGGCTTTGAGAATGTGCGCACAGCACTGCTAACATTGACGACCGAGGGCGGCACGTTTGCCGGGATGATTGAGAAGTTGCGCGGCAGTCTGTCCGGCCAGTTCAGCAGGTTGAAAAACAACATTCTGATTGCAGCCACTGCACTCGGTGAGCAAATGTTGCCGACAGTCAAGGCAATACTTCAGCAGGTCAATGATTTCGTCGAGGGCTTTGCGCAGGTTGAAGACAAGGCGGGGACGATCGCAGGCGTGCTGAGTGCGGCATTTGACGTGGCTATTGAGTCGATGAAAGTGAAGTTTCTTGAGTTTTTGGCATGGTCAAAAACGGCAGCAAAGCAGTTTGGGGGGCAGGCGGCAACTGAGATCGGTATTGGCGCACTCGGCGGCCTTCTGCCTGCAGGCGCGCTGAAGGGTTTTCGCGGGTTTATGGCGGGCGGCAACGCGGCAGCGGAGACCCCGGGCGCAGCACTGGAGCAGGCAAAGGGTAAGCTGGCATCGTTAATTGACAGCATTGCGGCAAAGGCACCAGCGCCATTGCCAGCACTTGCGACACCGGCGGGAGCGTCAATGCAGGCGGCCACCCCTGTTGTTACCGGGGCGCTGCAAAGTATGCTTGAGCGCGTGCGGGTCAAAGGCGATGAAATCGGCTGGGGCGTGCGTGGCATGCTAGACCGTGCAAAGATCCGCGTTGGCGCGGCTGAGAACATGCTAGGCAACTGGCTGGGCAGCGTGCCGGTACCGGCAGCGGACGACGAGACACGACAGCAACGGGAGTCGCGTACAGCAGGAGCCATGCAGCGCGGCAGCGCTGAGGCGTTTTCTGCAATCGTGCAGGCGATGGGCCAGAAAGACCCGCAGGTTGCACACATTGACCAGATGCGAAAGGCCGTGGTTGCAGAACTGCAAAAGCTGAATAAGAAAAAGCCGATCGAAATTGAGGAGGCTGGTGCTGTATGACAATCACGTTTAAGAACGAGATACCAGGTGGGCGGCAGGGTAAAAACTCCCTCGGCATCCGAACCTATCAACGGCAATTCAGGCTAATCACCGACAACAAAAA